ATGTCATTAAGACTTCTGAGCGCTTCTCTTCCGGTCATGCCGTCCGCGCTTTGGTCTTTTAGGAATTGCGCTATTTGCGCGCCGAGAGTTGGCGGGATTTCTGCGTCATCGGAATCATCGTCGTCAGAATCGTCATCGTCGTCGTCGTCGGAATCGTCGTCGTCGTCGGAATCATCGTCGTCGTCGGAATCATCGTCGTCGTCGGAATCATCGTCGTCGTCGGAATCATCGTCGTCAGAATCGTCATCGTCGTCGTCAACAGCCGTACCGGTTTCAGTGTCATAGGCCTTGTACCCGTTTGCTGAGTACATATCGACCTCATCGTCTTCGACTTCGATAACTCTGTTAAGACGTATCATCAACTGTCCCATATTTTACCTCCTATGCTGATGTGACAAAATCAATTGCCGCAGCTCTTTGGTTGAGAATGAAAACATCCTCAAAACTTTCTTCGTAGTAGACCCACTTGCCGTCTGACATGGCTGCCGGCGGAGAAAGCTGCGCAAACTCATAGCTTGTAGGCGTGATAACCGCGCGAGGATGGATCAAAGCCATGTCGATAAATCTCGCTCCCGGGGCCGGCACTGCGCCGAGAGTAAAGTTAAATGCGGTGCGCATGATATCGCTCGGGATTTTTTCAATCGAAACCTCGTCAATGCGCGAAACTTCACGTGTAAGCTGCGTTCCGGTGTCTTTAAGATTAAGAGTTCGCATGATGTCTTTCGCGTTCTTTATGAGCGTGTTGACGCGCGGTCTTACGTATAAAATTCTTCCTGATTGCGGAACTTTTGCATCGTCCATCTTTTCCATCATTCCGTCGAATATGCTAAGGACGTTGTCTACAGTAAGCGCGGTCGTTCCTGCAGCATTCCCGAGGGCGACCCAATCAGCAAAAATTTTAGAGATACAATATCTGTCCATCTCGGGGAATTTTTCTTCTTCGTTGAATACACGTGTGATATTCTGAATCGATGCAACCATTGCGGTCTGGTCAATATCCATCGGGTGGGCGAGCGTGTCCCACTTCCTGTGATTCGTCAGGACCTTCGGCTCCCACTCATTGGAAAAGTTACGGCGCTTTTCGCCGATAGTGTCACGGCTGCCATCGCGTCGACCGGTCGTGCTCAGCACGGGAATTTCGATAGTCTTTGCGTTTATCGGTCGCCAGATTTGATTGTTGGCGGCGTTATACAACGCACCAAAGCGCAAGACAGACGGAAACGCCTGCGCCAGCGCTTGCATATATTGTTTTGCGTAATTCAAAGCTGTGCTCATGATTCAATCTCCTTATAATTATTCTTTTTTAGGCACTTCACGTACAGGCGTGAAATCAAATGAGAATGGATTTTCGCCCGTGTCTTTGTTCGGCGGGGGAGTGCCTACGTGCGCCCCTTCCGTTTGCATTTCGCCGAAAAATGTTTTGTGTACAGGATCGGCCTTCAAAGTTTCGATAAACTTTGTCATTTCGGTTTCGGCAAACTTGCCATCTTTTTCTTGCTTCAACTGCTTCCGGTCGTAGCCGGCTTTCAGGAATAGCGGAATGGCCGCCTCGCTGTAGCCAGCTTCCTTCATTGCCGCGCTGACCGCCTTGTCCATCGCACCGTTGGTCTGCTCTGTTTCGTACTCCGTTTTAGTCGCGGTGTGCGCGTCTTTCTCGGCTTTCAGCTCTGCGGCGTGGGTTTCTTTTGCCTTGTCAAACTCGGCTTGCAACTCTGCAAGCTTCGTCTCGGCTTCCGAATCGTCGCCCATCGCGGTGATTTTGCCCTCAAGATCCGTGATTTTTGTTTTGAGCTTTTCCGTTTGTTCGTTGACCGCGGTGGTCTTTGCTTTTTCGCTTTCGATTCCCGTGCCGTGGGCCTGCATGATGGAATCCACGATTCCGTCGAGCCCTTCCAAGTCTTTTGGAAACAGTGATTTCAAGAATGCTCTGGTCATGATATCTCCTTTCAATTACGCCTTTTACGTGAGTCGCTCCACATATTGCTATAACTTTTACGCCGTCATAGTGGGCGATAAAATAAGAGCCTTAGACCTTGAAGGTCTTGGCTCTCTAGGAACTCTGACTTCTATTTTTATTTTTTCTTTGCACCACCGGCACATTACAAAAATGTTTCCGTCTTCGTCCTGCTCGGCTATTATTTTCTGTCTGCAAGCATGGGAGGTGCACTTAATTTTCTTCATTATATGCCGTCCTTTTTGATTTGTAAGCGCTTTTTGTGAATATTTTTCTTATTTGGGCTGATTATGGCTCCCGTATCACGAATTTCGCGTGCTGGCATGCTTAGGATATAAGCAAACGCCCGGACGCGATACGGTGAGTTGTGGGACTCCTAAAAGCCGTGTCCCATGGTTTCGTTTACGATTTGCCGATACGTGCCCATGTGGTTATTTATCGAATTTTGCATAAACGGACGCGCCGCCATCTTGCGAGTTCCTAAGGTGACGAATATCGAATACCCCGCCGTGTTGCTGACGATCACCTCTTTGTCGCCGAGCCTGAAAACGTTGGACGCCCTCATTCTCCCGGTATCGACCGCGCCCATGTCCGTGATTTCGTTTACGGCGATTTCGTTTTGCTTCAAACCGATGGCGGTCAGGCACCTTGTCAGGTTGGCTTGAAATCTTGTTTCCACGGCGGCCCTATTGCTTTTGAAATCCGCGCTCATATCAGTACACCAACTCTCCGCATATTGTTTCGGCGACTTCGTCCGGTCCGCCGCAACCGCAATCACAAATATTTATCATGCCTGTTTTCCTCCATGAAAAAACCGCCCGTAGGCGGTTGTAAGAAAGTGAAGCGCCTTGCCAAGAAACTACTTGTGGATGGAGTTGAGCCTACCCAAAAATGCCGGATTTGAATGTACCGTAAAAAACACGCGGCCCTTAGTGGTCCAGAAGTTTGCCGTCACGGGAAGACCGCCACAAGCTTTTAGCTATAAACATCGGAGCAGCGACCTCCGGCGTTTATTGTTTCTTGGCAAGGCGCTTCACTCTATATTGTTTATTTAAAAAGGCAACATGCCCCGTATGTCTTTAGCGGCTTCCTTAATTTTCTTGAACGTTGAATTTTCTTCAAGGTACTCTATGCCCTTCGGCGTTATTTTTATATCTGAGGTTACCCTTATAATGGGCTCGTCCCCATCGTGCTCTATGCGCATAATCCCTGTAATATATCCGTCGGCGTTCAAGTTGCCGATAATATACGCCCAGTACGATTCAGCTATCTGGAAAAATCCCGCGTCAAGAATGTCCATATTGGGCCGAACACCTTTCTTGAGACACTCGTAAAGATACTTTAGAACTTTATACGCAATAACGAAATAATCATTTTTTGCCATAGCGCGTCACTCTACCTTTTTTAGTAATCGGTCTGTATGCTCCGTTTCTTTGATAGTATATCCGTCGTCGCGATCCATAACAATCAAAACTGAATTCGCACCATTATCGGCGGTATATACGCCGGTGCAATCTAAGCCCGGCGAGGTCCGCAAACCTTCAACCGCATAGCCCTTACCGGTTAAGTATTCAGTAACAGCTTTATTAAAAGCTGAGTCTTCTTTCATTTTGTTTGGTATATTCATAATCACTCCTATGGGTAAACGCTATACCTTCCAAGCTCATTGTATATTACACTTCTCTTTTGTCCAAGTATTTGCAAAGCTTCTATGTCTTCTTTTGAAGGCACTAAGTTCGTTCCTACATGCGTATGACCACTTAATCTTGCACCGCTTGCTTTTAATGACGTAAGATCATCTAAAGAAATATCAACAGTGCTTACATTGCCCCTGAATACCGTTCGGCTTCCTTGCGCCGTAAACATAGCAAATTCGTTCTTAGTATTCGCAGTCAGCGCTGATAAATCTAGCATAGATACTTCATTTTTACGGAATGTATGACTGCTGCCGGTACCCGGAAGCTTATTCAAAAGTTCTTGCTGTCTCGCGCTCAATTCTCTCGTGCCATAAGACACATCGACCGGGTGCGCCTGTTCCAACGGATTATTTATTATAACGCCGTTTTCCGTATCTGTAAACGACTTTTGCAGTTCGTTAATTTGAACTACGCAGACACAGATACACCGGCAATGAATGACTTCTTCCGGCGGGCCGGACGGATCCAGCGGGTATATAAGCCCGTTGGAAAATGCGGCGTCAAGCTCTTGCGTTTCCCCCATTAAGTCATTGTGCGTGTCCCTTGTCCGCTCGTCGCTCGTGGCGATCCACTTTTTCTTTAAGGGAATCCCCATTTCCTTTGCCTGATAGTAGCCGATCATTTTCCCTTGATTCAAAGCCCGCAAGCACTCAGTCCTCGCGATTCTGACGGCCTGCATTCGGCAACCCTGCGTGACGGCCCTGATTCTTGTCGCCATTTGCGGGATCGACTCGCCGAGCAACAAGGATTGGCTCAATTGATTCTGTAGGCGCCTCACGATATCGGGATTATCGCCAAGTCGGCCGAGCGCCCTTTCGAAATAATACCTACCCATGCGCCGGTCGTAGACCTGTCTTGATTTGACCTGCTCAAACCCTCCGCGATAACCGGGTATATTTCCAATCGGCGTCTGGTCGCCGTTAAATAAAGCATTCAGCGCAGGCCTGTCGATTTCGCTCCACGAAACGTCTATTCCGATTCGTCCGATCTGCCCCTTGATTTCATTGACTGCTGACCGATAACCGCCTTGAAAGGTATTAAGGCTTTCATTTTGGACCATACGCCCGGCAAGGTCTCCGCTTCTGGATATATCGCTCGCCATGTTTTGCAGTACGCCGGTTTCACGGTCTACCCTCAGCATGTGCATGTGAAGGGCCTGTTGTCGGTAGGCAACGGGTACGTCGGGAGCCAATTCGAATTGCCTAAGGTGTTCGACCGCTTTGGCGAGCCGCTGGGTCGCAGTCTCTTCAGCGGCTTTATAGACCTGCTTCAACCGGCGATCAAGGTCTTTCAGACGCTCGTTAGTTTGCCTGTCCATTCATCAACCTCTTAAACTTTTCGATATCTTCCTCGCTCATGCCGATATGCTCGGCCTCGTAGCTTGCGATTATTTCCTCCGCCAGTTCCTGCGGTATGGCCGGTGAGAGTTTTACCCTGTGTTCAAAAGGAAGATCCGGCACGCCTTGGACCATCATCTGGACGATTTCTATTTCATTGACCAAAGTGCGGTGCGTGAAAGTGATTCGAGTATGCTCGACCCCCGCAACCTTAAGGAGCCGCTGGATAAACTTCCGGGCCTCGGCTTCCACGCCTACCATTTTCTTGTCTTCGCGCTGCATTGCGGCCCTGATCGCGACGGTTGTCACGCCGCCGTTCATGATGACTTTCGGGTTCATGATCCGGGCGTCCCGGTATATGTCGGCTTCGAGCCGTTCAAGCGTGGCCTCATGGGATTCGTGCGGGAGGTCTATCGGCTTCGCTTCGACGGAAGTGTCTTCGACGTCGCCGCTGGCTATGATCCCAAGATCCTTCATCATTTTCAGTGTACTCTTTAATTTGTTCGGATTGCCGCCAAAACCTTTGAACACCCACATAATAAATTTCATTTTCAAGGCTTCGTCCGTATAGCCGGTTTCCTTCGCGTCGTTGGCGTTGATTTTGGCCTTGATAGGCGTGGTCATTTCAGACCTTCTTGACGGATTCGTATATAACGGGACTATCGGAAATTCCGCATACGGCTCGCCGGCCATAACCGGCGTGGTATCGACAAAGCCCTTGCCCCCGACCGGCTTTTTACGGGTATAGGTATACTCGCCGACGTGTATCAAAGTTGACTTGTTATCTTCCCGGGTCCATTCGGTATAACCCTTAGAATGATAAAACTGTACGACCCACGGCTTCTTATCGGCGACGCGCCAAAACCTAAGCCCTGCCATGTGCGCGCCCGTCCGCTCATCGACGAACGGACGATATTCCGTCGCCTTAAACATTTCAACTTTGTTGTAATTGTAAAAAGCGTAACATACGCTGTGAATCGCCGAAAACGTAGCGATCTGGTGCATATCGCTTGAGAAACTTTCGCCGAAAGCTTTAGTGACGTCAACGTCTTTGTCCTCACCGTTTTCGTCCGTGCCGCCTATGTGGACGGGATTGTCCCACAATCTGCCGACGATGTGCCCGACGATAATACTGAAAAATCCGCTCGGTATCTTTATCGTGGGGGACAGGTCCACAACCGTTTTCTCGCCGGTGCCGTCCTCGAGAGTCAAAGAGTTTTGGAAAGTGGCGAGAAACGGGTTTTCGCCTTCATAGTACATTTCGTTTTCAAGCATTGGCGTGATATTTGCCAGATGTTTGTCCATTGCCTCGACTAAGAACTTTTCTTTGTCTTGAGCCTTTTCGTATTCCTGAAATGTTGTCATGTGTACGCTCCTTGTCCTAGCTTACTTTTATATACCCCGAGTCCTCGCGCTTGCGCCAAATATCATTGGTCGCGTATCTCGTGGCGTCTATCAAATGGTTGTTGCTGTCCGGGTAGCCACTTATTATCTCGCCGTCTTTGCTGCGCAAATATTCATAGCTCAAAAACTCGTTTGCCGTGTTCGGGCACCGCTCCGGATCGATAATAATTTTGTTCATCGACTGCAACCATTTGTGGGAATATTCGACGCTTCCCGGGCCTTTTACTGCGCCCTTCGCGCTGAGCCCATAATCTTTATAGTCCTTGACGCTCTTCGGCTCGGCGGAATCGCAAATAGGAGCCGTCGCCTTTTTAGCTTTCATCAGCTCCGCGGTTTCTTTATTGCCTTTTTTGTATTCGTACAGCTCATCGTAAATATAGAGCGTCATGCTTCCTTTATGAAGGTAACAAGCGACCGCAGCGAAAGGATCGGGATAAAATCCCCAGTCAACGCCCCACAATACGCGGTCGAAGTCTTTGATTTGCTTATCGGAAATGGCCTCAACGCTTATATTCTCGAATATCGTCGCGCCTGTGCCGGTAGCTTCGCCGTCGTACTCATGCTTGTACGCCCTCGGGTTCGAGATTTCGAGCGCCGCCGCAATTTCGTAAAAAATATCGCCCAGCCATCGGCGAGGCGCATTTTTGAAATGACTGTGGTGCACAAACCGGCGCGGGTTTACTTTTCTAGCTTCTATGTTTTTATAATGCTTCTGGCTTATCGGCGTGTTATAAGATTCGAACAGGATTCCTTCGTCCCCGCCGCGGAACGCCGATTGCAAAATATTCCGCCGGGCGTTTTCTCCGTGTAGCTGGTCGCTTTCCTCGATCCACACTACGCCGATGTGCATATCTTTCGGGGGCTTAATCGATTTGATTTTCCCCGGGTCGTCCGCGCCGCGGAAGAATATTATCTGGCCGGTGGATTTCCGCTTTATCTCCATTGGGCTTTTTGTGCAATGAAAATGCTCTGTCAATCCGAGCTCGTCTATCGCCCAGACGATTTGCGCGTATACGCTATCTTTCAAATTGTCCTTCAACTGCCGGACCGCGAGGCCGCAAAATTTTTCGTTAAGCATTATCAGGTCGATCATCTTTAAGCCGCAAAACGACGATTTCAGCGAGCCCCTGCCGCCTTTGAAATCGTACTGGCTATAGGCTCTTTCGTCGATCGCCCGGTTGACGTCCACCCACTCGGCGCCGAGGACGCGGGCGGGAAGCCCGGCGTACGGGTTAAAAGTCTCAACCAGCGACTGACCGATCTCGGCAAACTTGAATTCCTTGTCGATGATGATTCCGTAAGCGGTCGCGAAATCCCGCACATTGTCGAACATATCGACGGTTTCCGCTTTTTGCTCGATAGCTTTTAAGAGCTTTTCGGCGATACGCTTTTTCGTTTCGTGCTGCTCGGACATATATGCGAGAGTGCTTTGAGTGTTTTCGCTTTTCTTGTCTTCGAGCTTTACGGCAAGCTTCGAGTCTGACATGACTATCTTTTTAACCCCGCGGTCAGATATCCCGTGCTTGCGGGCGACAGCCGAATAGTTCTGGCATTCTATATAATCGGCGATAATCTGCTTACGCTTTTTATCAGTTAATCTTTCAGCCATTTCATCAACTCGCTTACTAAAGCTCTCTTTCCGCCGCACGTTACATTGTGGGCCTTGTTCGTCTTTTTGTCGGTTATATAAAGCCTCGTGATATTTGAAATCCTGCTTTTCTCATCGTCGTAATACATGGTAGTTACCACGGATATTTTGTAAAAGGGCGCAAGCTTGACCAATAGCATTTTTATGTATCTGTCCATTTTTCTCCCTCAACTTTGGCTCTTGATTTTTCACGGCTTTCTGTCATAATAGGGCGCAAGGGGGTGAGGGTCATAGATTCACTAGCAATACGCCGACAACAAATAGTGGACTTTGGAAACAGCGCCGAACTCAAGGAGCTCAGCGCCTATTATTCAAAGCCGTCGATTTTCAGCGCCCTCGGGGTCTCGCGCCATGAGAACACGCACAATAATTTCCTCGCGTGGCTTTTTGACCCGGCAAGCAATCACGGCCTCGGCGATATTCCGATCCGCAAGTTCCTCGAATGCCTCGCGCTCGTCTGCGGAAGTCTTCCGCACTCCGCCGGTAAAATGGAGCCTCGGGATATAAACCTGATAACGTCCGGGTCATACACGCTATCAGGTCTTACGGTGGCGCGCGAACGCCGCACCGGTACCGGTAGGCTCGATATTTACATTGAAGGGGCGATCGACGACCGTCCTTTCTGGGTCGCCGTCGAAAACAAGATAAAATCCGACGAACATGACATACAGACGGCGCGCTATTACGAAGCCCTAAAACTCACCGTGTCGCCTTCGGGCCTTTACCTACCCGTTTACCTGACGCCTCTTACCGGACACGAATATGAGAGTTTAACGGAGCCGCAATGCGCTTCTAAGGAATTTATCCAGTTGAACTATCAGCGGTTGGCCGATTATGTGATTGCGCCGTGCCGCGAACTTGCGACCGACGATAGAATTAAAAACTACCTCGGCGAGTATCTTCTCGCCTTAGGACTGCCGGAATTGCGGCAAGACAAGGGGGATATGATAATGGCAATCAGCCAAGAAGAACGGGATCTGCTCTCTCGATTTTGGGATCGGCACAAGGATTTGCTGATCGCCGCGATAGCCTCTATCGGCGACTTCCTGCCGCTTGAGGGCGAAGAACAAAAAAGGGTCTCGAAAGCATCCCGAGCCCTGCAAGACGTCGTACAGCGCGACCTGACTCGCTACACGTGGGAAAATTCGGGGGGGGGGGGGGTGGTTTTCCCAAAAGGCGCTTTAGGTTTTAAAATCGTCCGCCATTACGCAGCCGGCAAAACCCCTCAGTTCCCAACCCCGC